GGTTCTTATAACGTAATATTCCTTGATGAGTTTGCATTCATTCCAAATCATATTGCCGATGATTTCTTTGCATCAGTTTATCCTACGATTACATCTGGACANTCAACCAAAGTTATTATAGTTTCAACCCCAAGGGGTATGAATCANTTNTATCGCATGTGGCACGATAGTGAAAGGGGTAAAAATGAATATGTTCCCACTGATGTTCATTGGTCTGAAGTTCCTGGTAGAGATGCTGTATGGAAAGAACAAACAATTGCAAACACATCAGAACAACAATTTAAAATTGAGTTTGAGTGTGAATTTTTAGGATCCGTTAATACTCTTATTAGTCCAACAAAACTCAAAAATTTAGTATATGAAAATCCCATTCAACGAAATGCTGGTCTTGATATTTACGAAAATCCAGTTAAAGACCATAATTATATAATTACGGTTGATGTTGCACGAGGACTTGGTAATGATTATTCGGCATTTATAGTTTTTGATACAACAGAGTTTCCATACAAAATCGTAGCAAAATATAGAAACAATGAGATAAAACCTATGTTGTACCCAAATATTATTCATGATATTGCTAAGGCGTATAATCAAGCATTTTTANTAATAGAGGTTAATGATATTGGTGATCAGGTTGCAAGTATTCTTCAATACGATTTAGAATATGATAATATTCTTATGGCTACAATGAGGGGAAGAAATGGTCAAGTAGTAGGTCAAGGATTTTCTGGTAAAAAAACTCAGCTGGGTGTAAGAATGACATCTGCTGTTAAAAAATTAGGATGTTCTAATTTAAAAACTCTATTAGAGGATGATAAAATATTAACTTGCGATTATGATATTATTTCAGAATTAACCACATTTTCCCAAAAACATAATTCATTTGAGGCAGAAGAAGGATGTAATGATGATTTGGCAATGTGCTTAGTTATATTTGCTTGGTTAGTCGCACAAGATTATTTCAAAGAGATGACTGATCAAGATGTAAGAAAGAGAATATATGAAGAACAAAAAAATGCCATAGAACAAGACATGGCACCTTTTGGTTTTATTTCAGATGGATTTGATGATATGGATAGTTTTGTTGATAAGGATGGGGATAGATGGCATACAGATGAATATGGAGATAGTTCTTATATGTGGGACTATCGATGAAAAAATGCATGTAAATAAAGGAAATAATAAATATTTCTAGAATAAATTTGGATTGCGAGAGTAAATTAAGATGCCGTTAAACTTAGCGTCTCCTGGAATTCTGGTAAGGGAAGTTGACCTAACCATAGGAAGAGTGGATCCCACAACAGATAAAATTGGTGGAATTGTAGGACCTTTTTCACAAGGCCCAGTAGCAGAACCTACACTTATTGCCAACGAAAATGATTTGCTTAATACATTTGGGCAACCATATGATGTAGATAAACACTACGAAACATGGTATAGTGCATCATCATACCTAGCATATGGTGGGCAATTAAATGTTGTTAGAGCAGATGATAGTGGTTTAAAAAATGGATTTGTTGGAGAGGCTGCGAATGTAAAAATTAAGAGTGTCGAACATTATGAAGAATTGGGATATGATACTAATGTTCTTTCAACAGTAACCGTTGCTGCAAAAAATCCAGGAACTTGGGCAAATGGAATTAAAATTGGAATTATTGATGGTTCAGCAGATCAAATATTAGATGGAGTAGATGTTTCAAGTCCAGAAGCTAAAACAGCGATTGCTGTTGGTTATGGAGTAACTCAAGCAGTTCCAGATGGTACTGTTGTTTCAAAAACTGGAGTTGGTGCTGGATCAACAGAATTAATAGATGGTTACTTTAAGGGTATTGTAACTAAAGTAGGTACTACTACTATAGATGTTAAATTTCTTAGTCATGTATCCTCTGCAGGAACCGAAACTCAAAAAGATTATAATAGCATTTACAAATTTAGTTCATCAGGAAGTGTTGCTATTCATACTAATGGTCAAGAAGCATCATATGCTTCAACATCTTATACATCTTCCAAGGATTGGTTTGATCAACAAGAACTTGAAATTTCTACTGCAACTAGTGGAGCCGCATCAACCACTTATAACACTGTAAAATGGAATACATTATCTGAGAAACCAGGAACCTCTGATTATGCGAGTGCTAGAGGTGCTAGATTTGATGAAGTTCATGTGGTTATAATTGATGCTAAAGGAACAATTTCTGGTAATGCAGGAACAATTCTTGAAAAACATTTAAATCTTTCAAAAGCAAAAGATGCAGAATTCTCTGTAGGTTCTCCTTCTTATTGGAGAAAATATCTTCAAACTGGTTCTGAGTATATTTTTGGTTTAAGTGAACCAGCAGGAGTTGTAACCACTGGATATAGCGGTGCATTTACACTTGATGGTGATGGTGGATGGGATAAAGATGCAGAGGGAGTTATTTTTAATAGTATTGGTACATTGAATTCTGAATTAGCAGGTGGTTTAAATTATGGTGGAAAGACGAATCTTACCACTACAGGAGCACTTGATTCTGGACTGGATGATATTGTTGGTGTCAATGGATATGGTTTATTTGAAAATGATACTGTAGTAGATGTAGATTTCCTTATTCAAGGATCTTCTAAAGGTGGAGAAAATGAAACAAGAGCACTTGCTACTAAATTAATTGCTATTGCTGAGAAGAGAAAGGATGCGATTGCATTCATATCTCCTTATAGAGCAGCAATGATATCTGATACTTCAGATCAAAGTGCTGCAACTATTTTAGATGATGAAACAATTACTGATAATGTAATTAATTTCTTTGACCCAATAACATCTTCTTCATATGCAGTATTTGATACTGGATATAAGTATATGTTTGATAGATTTACTAATACATTCAGATACATCCCACTCAACGCTGATGTTGCTGGAACTTGTGCTAGAACTGATATCAATCAATTCCCTTGGTTCTCACCTGCTGGAACAGCAAGAGGTTCAATTCTTAATGCTGTTAAATTAGCATACAACCCAACTAAATTACAAAGAGATCGTCTTTATTCCTCAAGAATAAATCCTGTCGTTTTCCAACCTGGAGCAGGAATAATCTTATTTGGTGATAAGACTGGATTTGCTAAGGCATCTGCCTTTGATAGAATTAACGTTCGTAGATTGTTTATTTTCCTTGAAGATGCAATTTCTGCTGCTGCAAGAGATCAACTCTTTGAGTTTAACGATGAGATTACAAGAACTAACTTCGTAAACATTGTTGAACCATTCCTACGTGATGTTCAGGCTAAACGAGGAATTACAGATTATGTGGTTATCTGTGATGAAACCAATAACACTGGTGCTGTGATTGATGCAAATGAATTCATTGCAGATATATACATTAAGCCTGCAAGATCAATTAACTTCATTGGTCTAACATTCGTTGCCACTAGAACTGGCGTTTCATTTGAAGAAGTAATCGGTAGCGTTTAAGTAATTAAGAGGTTTAAAGACAATGCCAAGTAGAGTTCAACAGAACAGTATTCCACTAAGAAAAATTAGTGATTTTAAGAGTAGATTAATCGGTGGTGGTGCTAGACCTAATCTATTTGAAGTAGAGTTAGCATTTCCAGATGCGGTTGCAGTAGACAGTGAAGTTTTAGCAAAAGCTAGAATTTTAGTTAAAGCAGCAGCACTTCCAGCATCATCGATTGCTCCTATCGAAATTCCATTTAGAGGTAGGATATTAAAAATTGCTGGAGATAGAACATTTGAAACATGGACTATCACAGTAATTAATGATACTGATTTCATAATTCGTTCAGCTTTTGAAAAGTGGATGAACACTATCAACAAATTGGATGATGCCACAGGTATTACTAACCCTGCTGATTATCAAAAAGATGCCATAGTTCATCAATTAGATCGTGATGGAGGTGTTCTTAGATCTTATAAGTTCTGGGATATTTTTCCAACTAATATTTCTGCTATTGATATGAGTTATGAAACAACTGATACCTTAGAAGAATTCACTGTAGAAATGCAAGTTCATTGGTGGGAAGCATTTAAAGGAACCAGTTCTTCAGCTGGTGGTGAAAATATACGATAAATAGTGCTATAATAGTAGTAAAACAATTATACAATGGCAAGACTTTTTGGATTTTCAATTGGTGACAAGGAAAAAAAATCCCCTTCTGTGATATCTCCAGTTCCTCAAAATAATGAGGACGGGGTTGATAATTATATTAGTAGTGGATTTTATGGTTCCTATGTTGATATAGAAGGTGTTTATAGAACCGAATTTGATTTAATAAAACGATATCGTGAGATGGCATTACATCCAGAGTGTGATGGTGCCATTGAAGATGTTATTAATGAAGCAATTGTTAGTGATTTATATGATTCTCCAATAGAAATTGAATTATCAAATCTAAATGCTAGTGATAAATTAAAAAAAGTAATTAGAGAAGAGTTTAAAAATATAAAAGAAATATTAGATTTTGATAAAAAATCTCATGAGATACTGAGAAATTGGTATGTTGATGGTAGGATATATTATCTAAAAGTAATTGATATGAAAAAACCCCAAGAGGGGATTAAGGATCTAAGATATATTGATCCTATGAAAATGAAATATGTTCGTCAAGAAAAGAAGAAATCTAAATCTCAACAAGTCTTAGATATGAACAGAGGTTCTGATAGTGCTGCGAAGTATGTAGAACCAGAAATAGAAGAATATTTTATTTACACACAAAAACCAAGTTATCCATCAGGAATGATAACTGGTAGTGGTGGAAATAAAGGTGTTAAAATTGCAAAAGATTCTATCACTTATGTAACCTCTGGTCTTGTAGATAGAAATAAAGGAACAGTTCTTTCATATCTTCATAAAGCAATTAAGGCACTTAATCAACTTCGTATGATTGAGGATAGTCTTGTTATTTACAGATTATCAAGAGCACCAGAAAGAAGAATATTTTATATTGATGTTGGTAATCTACCAAAAGTAAAGGCAGAGCAGTACCTTAGAGAAGTAATGAGTCGTTATAGAAATAAACTAGTATATGATGCTAATACTGGTGAAGTTAGAGATGACAGAAAGTTCATGTCTATGATGGAAGATTTTTGGTTACCAAGAAGAGAAGGTGGAAGAGGAACTGAAATTACAACATTACCTGGTGGACAAAACCTTGGGGAACTTTCTGATATTGAGTATTTTCAAAAGAAACTTTATAGAGCACTTGGTGTTCCCGAATCAAGAATTGCTGCAGAAGGTGGATTTAATTTAGGACGTTCATCAGAAATTTTAAGAGATGAACTTAAGTTTTCTAAGTTTGTAGGACGTTTAAGAAAACGTTTTGCACACATGTTTACGGATATGCTTAAGACACAATTAATTCTTAAGAATATTGTTACTCCAGAAGATTGGGAAGTAATTAGTGAACATATCCAATATGATTTCTTATATGATAATCAATTTGCAGAATTAAAACAAACTGAAATGTTAAATGAGCGTTTAGGCTCACTTGCAACCATTGAACCATATATTGGAAAATTTTATTCTAATGAATGGGTTCGTAGAAATGTTCTTCGTCAAACTGATAGTGAAATGGTGGAAATGGATGAACAAATCGAACAGGAAATTAAAGATGGTATTATACCAGATCCAGATGCAATTGATCCTATAACTGGTGAACCATTACCAGCAGAAGGCGAGATGGATACATTAGGAGATGTTCCATTAGAAACAGATGGTGCTATTACTAATGGGCAGTTAGGAAAGGACACTAAGAAAGCGGAGATATAAATAAAGAATAGGATTATATTTATTTTTCAATGGAAGAACTTGTTAATTTGATAGCTAATGATGCATCTGCAGCTGAAATTAGTGATGGTATTAAAAATACATTATTTACAAAAGCAGCATCAAAAATTGATGCCCAAAAACCAAATATAGCACTTTCTATGTTTGATGCTGGTGCTTCAAACGAAGAACCAGAAACTGATATTGAGGAACCAGAAGAAGAAACAACAGAGGAGGAATAATGAACATATTACTTAAAGGAAGTGAGGCAACTGTACCTTTAGTAGCTGCTGCATCCAGTTTTAGTGAGGCAACTGTTGTTCGTCTTGCTAATCCAAGCACTACTGATCGAGTTATTACTGTTACTGAGACTAGAGGTGGATCTACTGTTGGCACCTTCACTCTTTTGGCAGACTCTACCGAATTTTTAGAAAAAGAACCTACCCATGTAGTTTTCGTTGCTGGAGGCACTGATTGCTTGGGTACTAAAGTAGGATTTACAAACTAAGAAAATGAAACTTATTACAGAAGAAATTTCAAGCGTTAAATTTATCACCGAAGGAAAGGGTGCTAAAAAGAAAATGTATATTGAAGGAGTTTTTCTACAAGGAGATCTCAAAAATCGTAATGGTAGAATGTACCCAGTAGCAACTCTTGCAAGAGAAGTTGGAAGGTATACTGAATCCTTTATTGGTAAGGGTCGTGCTCTTGGAGAACTTGGTCATCCAGAAGGCCCAACTGTAAATCTTGATAGGGTTTCTCATAAAATTACTTCACTAAAACAAGAGGGAAATAATTTTATTGGTAAGGCACAATTACTTGAAACACCCATGGGTAAGATTGCAAAATCTTTAATCAATGAAGGTGTTACTCTTGGAGTATCTTCTCGTGGAGTTGGATCACTAAAAGAAGATCGAGATGGTTGTAAGGTTGTTGGTGAAGATTTTCAGTTAGCAACTGCTGCAGACATTGTTGCAGATCCTAGTGCACCAGATGCTTTTGTGAATGGTATTATGGAGGGAAAAGAATGGATTTGGGAAGGTGGTTCACTTCGTGAAGAACTTGTTGAAAAAACTCAAAAAACAATTAATACATTAGTTGATCAGAAAAGATTAGAAGAACATAAGTTGGATTTATTTAATAATTTCCTCTTGAATCTTTAAGTTCTATAAATAAATACAGATTAAATTAAAAATATCTAAATGTCCGTTGGTACCGATTTACAAGAAATGGAAAACGTAGTAACTAAAAATGCTGCAGCTGGAGAACCAATGCCAAGTCTAACTGGGGTAACACCTGGTCAAACTGGTGCTGTTGAAGATCTAGGCGGCCCTACTCCACAAAATTATAAAGCTGATGACAATTCAGCAAAATTAAATACACCTGGAAAAACTTTATCGCAAGTTAGGGATGTAGTTAACAAAAAAGCAGGTAAAGCAGATCCTGTACCTAGTGGTGTTAAGGAGGAAGAAGAAAAACCTGAAGATCAGGTTGTTTCTGAAGAGGAGACTACGGAAGAGGAGATCGTTGCCGAAGAAGAAACTACTGAAGAAGAAGTAGTTGCTGAAGAAGAGACTGCCGAAGATAAGATTGATGTTGAAGAAGATATCAATGCTCTTATTGCTGGCGAAAAACTTTCTGAAGAATTTGAAGAAAGGGCAAGAACAATTTTTGAAACTGCAATTAAGTCTAAGGTTTCAGAAATTAAGGAAGAACTTGAGAAGGAGTATGAGCAATCATTAACCGAACAGGTTGAGGCTATCAAGGAAGAAATTACTGATAGAACTGATGCTTATCTTGAGTACGTTGCTGATGAGTGGATTGAAGAAAATCAACTCGCAGTAGAACATGGACTTAAAACAGAAATGACCGAATCATTCTTAGTCGGAATGAAGAGTCTTTTTGAAAATCATTATGTAACAATCCCTGAAGAAAAATATGATGTTCTCAACAATATGGTTGAGAAATTAGATGAAATGGAAGATAAACTCAACGAGCAAATTAATAAAAATGTTGCTCTAACAAAGAGACTAGCGGAATCAACTTCCGATGTAATTCTTGCAGATGTATCTGAAGGTCTTGCACTTTCCCAAAAGGAAAAACTTGCTTCTCTTGCTGAAAATGTTGAGTTTGATAGTGAACAATCCTATCGTGAGAAACTAGGAACATTAAGGGAATCTTATTTCCCAGCTAATCCTGGCACTCAGAGAGACAAGACAGAAACAATTTCAGAAGGTACGGCAGAGGCACCTAAGACAAATTCAAGTCTTATGGAAACCTACTTACAGACATTGGGAAGAGTCTCTAAAAAATAATTTTTAAATTATTGATCAAACTAAAACTTTTAAAGAGGTAATTTTAAATGCAAGCCCCTATTAATTCAGAGGCTCTGCAGGAGAAATGGGCACCCATCCTAGATCATGACGGTATGGGTGATATCAAAGATCACCATCGTAGATTGGTAACTGCTCAACTCCTGGAGAATCAAGAACAAGCACTCAGAGAGGAAAGAGAATTTCTTTCTGAAACACCAACTAACAGTACTACATCTGGTTCCGATCCAGGTTTAGGTGCTGCCACAACAGGTGCAATGCAAGGTTTCGACCCTGTACTAATTTCACTTATTCGTCGTTCAATGCCAAACTTGGTCGCATATGACCTTGCTGGTGTTCAACCAATGAGTGGTCCTACTGGACTTATTTTCGCAATGCGTTCACGCTACTCTTCAAATAGTGGCACAGAAACATTCTACAATGAAGTAGATTCTGCTTTCTCAGGACAGAATGAAGGTTTCGACCTTACTAGTGGTCAAACTCAAACAGCTGTTGGTTTAGGTACTACTGCACAGAGTGGTTCTAATCCTAGTGCTCTAGACGGTACATTCCCACAAACTGGTGATGGTACTACCTACAACGTAGGTCAAGGTATGCGTACAGATGACGCTGAAGATCTAGGTACATCTAGTGATAACTTTAACGAGATGGCATTCTCAATCGAGAAAGTCACCGTTACAGCGAAATCCAGAGCACTAAAGGCAGAGTACAGTTTAGAACTTGCTCAAGACCTTAAGGCAATCCATGGATTGAATGCTGAGGCTGAATTAGCAAATATCCTTTCAACAGAGATACTTGCTGAAATCAACAGAGAAGTTATCAGAACAATCTATAACGTTGCTGTTCCTGGTGCTCAAGCAAACACTGCAGCTGCAGGTACTTTCGACTTAGACATCGACTCTAATGGTAGATGGTCAGTTGAGAAGTTCAAAGGTCTCATTTTCCAGATGGAAAGAGATGCCAATGCTATCGCACAAAACACTCGTAGAGGAAAGGGTAACATGATCCTTTGTTCTGCTGATGTTGCATCTGCACTAACAATGGCTGGTGTACTTGACTACACTCCTGCACTTAATGCTAACCTTAACGTTGATGATACTGGTAATACATTTGCTGGTACTTTACAAGGTAAGTATAAAGTATACATCGATCCTTATGCTGCTGCAGGTGGAGCACAAGCTAACCAGTACTACACTATTGGTTACAAAGGTACATCACCTTATGATGCTGGATTATTCTACTGCCCATACGTTCCACTACAGATGGTTCGTGCAGTTGGAGAGAACACATTCCAACCAAAAATCGGGTTTAAGACTCGTTATGGAATCGTTCAGAATCCATTTGCTCAAGGTGCTACTGCTGGTCTTGGCGTTCTACGTAGAAACTCTAATGAGTACTATCGTCGTGTTAAGGTTGCAAACCTTATGTAAGATAGAAGGATATATTTCCTTTAATCAAGAGACTCCTTCACAGGGGTCTCTTTTTTTATCTAAATACATTATCGGAGATCTGTGTTCTATTATGCCTTGGCACATTAAAAAAGAAAGTATTTTAGGTTCTGCTATACCAACAAATGGTGTTGAATATTATGTTGGTAATAATCAGTGGACTAATGAATATGATAAAAGAAAAGTATATTCTAATGAAGCAGATGCAAACGCTCAAAAAAATACAACTGTAACAACGAATTTAGGAATTACCTATCAACCTAAGTGGTGGGCTAATGCCACGGTTGTAAGTGAATAAATAAAAATAAAAGTAGTATTACCATGAAACCCACTCCTAAACAATACAAAGAGGCAGTTGAACGTCATAATAAGATTGTAAAGCATCTTATTGATGAAGGTTATGCCGAAAATGCAGAATCTGCAGATAACATTATAATGGGTATGAGTGAACAGTGGTACAATTTAATTATTGATTGATGAAAGATTTTAATAAATTTATTGAGGAGGCAGCATCAAAAAGATGTCCAAGTGGACAATATTGGTGTTTTAATGATGAAAAATGTAAAAAAATTCCAAGAGGATATCATTTAGGTGGTAGAGGATACCTTGAACCAGATGAGGATAATAAAAATGGCCAGAATGGAAACAACTCTAGTGGCAATTCTAATGGTAACGGTTCTGGTAATGGTGGCAGTGGTAACGGTTCAAATGGTGGAAATGGTGGAGGTAATGGTGGAGGTAATGGAGGTTAGAAATGGCTCGAAATCCATTAGATAATCAAATAGATAATAGAAATTTTCTATCACCTGTAGGATTTAAATTTAATATATCTAAAACTCCAAAAGTTAATTTTTTTAGTAATTCTGCTAGAATACCAGAAATTCTTTTAGGAACTTCAGTGCAACCATCATATCTAAAAGATATTGAAGTGCCTGGTGATAAGTTACAATATGGTGATTTTTCATTAAGATTTTTGGTTGATGAAGAGTTAGAAAATTATATGTCTATTCATAATTGGTTAACTGGATTAGGATTTCCAGAAACAACACAACAATTTAAAGATTTAACAACAGATAGTGATAACATAAGAGATGGTAAAGAAGCATTCAGTGATGGTAGTCTTCATATATTAAATAGTAATTATAGAGATATTGCTATTGTAAAATTTAATGATATGTTTCCAACATCTTTAAGTTCATTAGAATTTGAAGCAACAGATATGGATATCAACTACTTTACAGCAGAGGTAGTTTTCAAGTATACTGTGTATAATATAGTAGCAGCTGACGGTAGAACTCCTTTATGAATCTTGAACAAATTCAGGATATGTGGCAGAATGATTCTGTTATAGATCCTGATAACCTACATGATGAATCACTAAAAATTCCTCAATTACACTCAAAGTATTANACAGTTTATAATACNATTACTCTTTTGCGTGAAAAAGCAAAAGATCAATACAATAAAATAAAATTAGAAAGATATAATTATTACACAGGAAAGGCAACAGCAGAGGTGTATGCTGAAGAACCATTTCCGTATAAGGTAAGGGAAAAGGATGCAATACAGAGGCATTTAGAGGCAGATGAGAGGTTAACTAAGATTGATCTTAAGATAAGATACTATGATGCCACATTAAAATTCCTTGAAGAAATAATTAAAAACATTTCTAATAGAACATTTCAAATTAAAAACGCAATTGAATGGAATAGATTTCAGGCAGGTATGTAATATAACTTGACAAAGGGTGCTAAATATTTTCAGATGAAGATTATTTTATGTCACATTTGGTCATATCAAAGAAAAATGAAGTTTATCTTTATGTAGAAGCTGATGTGCACGTATACTATGAGTTAGCAGATCAGTTTACTTTTGAGGTTCCTGGTGCCACTTTTTCGCCAGCATATAAAAATAAATATTGGGATGGAAAAATTCGTTTATTTAATATTCAAAAAAAAGAAATTTATGTTGGACTGTTAGATAGAATAATTCAATTTTGTAAAGATCATGAATATACTTACGAGTTTGTAGATAATAAACATTACGGATTACCATTTGAAGTCAATGAAATGATTTCAAATGAAGGTGTGAAAGATTATATGACTGCCATTTCTA